AAACTAATGATGAAGATACATTTACTCAAACTTTAATTAAGGTATATACTGACTTAGAAGCTACTGGAAATGGTTTTATTGAAATTGGCAGAACAGCAACAGGCAACATAGGATATATTGGACACATCCCAGCAAAGACTATGAGAGTTCGTAGATTAAGAGATGGGTTTGTCCAGCTTCTTTACGGCAAGGCGGTGTTCTTTAGAAACTTTGGAGATTCTGATACTGAGAATCCTATTGCTGGGCAAGAAGATAGACCTAATGAAATTATACATTTAAAGAAGTATACTCCAATGAACAACTACTATGGTATTCCAGATATCATAGCTTCACAAATTGCTCTTACTGGAAATGAGCTTTCGGGAAGATACAACTTAGACTATTTTGAAAATAAAGCTGTTCCAAGATATATTATTACTGTTAAGGGTGCAAAGCTTTCCCCAGAGTCTGAGCGTAAATTATTAGAATTCTTCCAGGTTGGTCTAAAAGGCAAAAACCATAGATCTTTGTATGTTCCGCTTCCAGCTGATACCCAAGATTCAAAAGTTGAATTTAAGATGGAGCCAATTGAAGCAGGAAATCAAGAAGGCTCGTTTGAAAAATATCGTAAATCAAATAGAGATGAAATATTGTTAGCCCACAGAGTTCCAATAAATAAAATTGGAGTTCCAGAGGGAGTTAGTCTTGCATCAGCCAGAGACGCAGATAAGATGTTTAAAGAGCAGGTATGCAGACCAGCACAATTAATTCTTGAAAAGAAAATAAATAAGATATTTGAAGAAAAAACAGATGCCCTAGTACTTAAATTCAATGAATTGACCTTGACAGATGAAGATACTCAGTCCAAGATTGACGAAAGATATTTAAGAATGCAGGTAATTACCCCTAATGAAGTTAGAATTAGAAAGGGTATGATTCCTTTAGAGGGCGGGGATAAGGTTGTAGACCTTCAAGCCCAGGCAGCAGAAATTAAAGCTCAAGCCATGAATAGTAGACAAAGGTCTCAGGATAGAGAGGCAAATGCCCCAGATGTTTCTGGAGAAGGCCGAAATGCCAAGGGCGACGGACGGCAAGTCGACTAGACCTAGTTAACTATTATTTGCGTTATGATATATAAAAGTATAAAATAAAGCATATGAATATTGAGAAATCTTTATGGTCTAGCCACGGCGACAACATTAGCTTGTCTGTGCCTTTTACTAAGGTCAACCGTGAAAAGAGAACTGTGTCTGGATTTGCAACGTTAGACAACGTTGATCAAACTGGAGATATGGTTACAGCCGAAGCTTCTTTAAAAGCATTTGAAAATTTCCGTGGCAATATTCGTGAGATGCATGGATCTAATGCAGTTGGTAAGATGGTTTCATTTAAACCAGAAACATTTTATGATCCAAAGAGCGGAGAATTTTATAATGGAGTATATGTCGATGCATATATTTCAAAAGGCGCACAAGACACATGGGAAAAGATTCTTGACGGCACACTATCAGGATTTTCTATTGGCGGAAAAATTATCGAATCAGATAATGAAGTAAATAAGTCTACAGGTCAAACAGTAAGATTTATTAAAGATTATGCATTGATGGAGTTGTCAGTAGTAGACTCACCAGCAAATGAGCTTTGTAACATTCTTTCCATTCAAAAAATGAATGGTCAACTTTTATTTAAAGGGATTGCTGCAGAGACAATAACAGAAAATATTTTTTATTGCGAAGACAGCGATTCAGTTTTTCTTTCAACAGAAAAAACATTTGAGTCACCAGTATCTGGAAAGCCAGCAGAGCTAATAGGTTGGGTTGAAAAAACAGATGTCAATAAAGCAAAAGAAATACAAAAGATTCTTGATGCACATAAGCAATCAAGATTTACGTTGCCTGATACACAATTAGCAAAACAGGCAAACGCAGAAGGAGGTAACGAAGTGTCAGAAAATACAGAAGCAGTAGCAGCAGTTGAAGAAACAGCTGTAGCTGCAGAAGAAACACCAGTTGCTGCAGAAGTAGTAGCTGAAGCTCCTGCTGAAGCAGTAGCAGACGCTTCTGCCGAAACTCTGGAAAAAGCAGCCGACGTATCAGAAGTTGAGGTTGATGAACCTGATTTTGCAAAGATGTTAGGCGATCTTAAAGGCTTTTTCTCAGACACTCTTACAAAGGCATCAGAAGCAAATGCTGCTCAGGTTTCCGCTATTAAAGAAACAGTAGAAACATTCAGCAAGAGCGTTGATGTAAGAATTTCAGAGTTGGCAGAACAACACACAGCATTATCAAATGCTGTAAATGACATCAAGAACACGATTGATGGTGTACAAAAGCGTGTCGATGCAGTAGAATCAGAGACTGCAATTAAGAAGTCCTCGGACCTTGGCGGGTCTCAGGAAGTAACAATCAAGAAATCCAAATGGAACGGTTCTTTCCTCGGTTCCGTGAATGATATATTCAACTAAAATAAGGTAGGTGAAAAATAAATGAGCAATGAAACATTAGAGAAAGCAATTGCCGCTGGCACAACAGCCACTGGTACATTTGCCTCTACAACTGGTGGTACTGGAGTACACGTAGCTAGCGAAGCTGGCAACGGCGGTCTCCTAAACCCAGAACAGTCTGCTCGCTTCCTTGATTACATGTTCGATGCAACCGTTATCGGTAAAGTAGCACGTACAGTTCGAATGAAGGCAGACACAACCGAGATTGATCGTATGTCCGTTGGTGAGAAGCTTATGAAGCTTGCAACCGAAGGTGATAATGATGCTGCTAACTCAGCAGTAACTTTCTCAAAGATCTCTCTCACAACAAAGAAGCTTCGCATGGATTGGGAACTTTCAACAGAGTCTCTTGAAGACAATATTGAAGGTGCTGATCTAGAAGATCATATTGCACGTTTGATGGCAACACAGGCAGGAAATGACATCGAAGATGTTATTCTTAACGGTGACACAGCCCTCACAGGTGATGCACTTTACAAGTCATTTAATGGTGTTGTAAAGAAGGCAAAGACCAGTGCACACGTAGTTGATGCAGCAGGAGCTAATATCTCCCGTGCAGTATTCAACTCAGCGCTAAAGGCACTTCCTCGTAAGTACAAGCAGCGCCGTACAGATCTTAGATTCCTATCAGGTTCAAACTTGATCCAGGATTATCTATATGCAACTTCACAAAACATTCAAAATGTTAACCCACAAGATATTGCCTCTGGCATTATCCGTGGTGATGTCCCAGTTCTTGGAGGTCCAGCAGGATACGTAGCACCATATGCTTTCGGTATTCCAATTGTTGAAGTTCCACTTCTTCCAGAGACACAAACTGGTTCATACTCAGGAGCAGCTGGTTCACACGGTGATATCCACTTGACATTCCCAAATAACGTAGTTATTGGTATCAAGCGTGACGTAACTGTTTACCGCTTCTTCTGGCCACGCAAGGACAGCATCGAGTACACTCTATACACACGTGTAGGCGTACAAATCGAGCAGGCTGACGCTTGGGTAGTCGTTAAGAACGTTAAGGTCGCTTCATAATTTAATTTTTGAAGTAGATTTGCAAGAAAGGCCCCTAATTTTTATTAGGGGCTTTTCATTTAAATTTATCAATGCTATAATTGAATAACCTAGACAAAGGAGATTATATGTCTTTTGAAGCGTTAAAGGTCGCAGAGCTAAAGCAAATTGCAGAAGATTTTGCGGTTGAAGTAGAAGGATTAAAAAACAAAGCGGACATAATTGCTGCCCTATCAGAAGAAGGAGTTACTTGGTCTGTTTACCAAAAAACTCAAAAAGATTTAGAAGAAGCAGAAGACGTAGCAGATGAAATCCTTCCAAGATTTGATTCAAAAAAAGAAATTGCTAAAGATGAAGTATTAGTAAGAATGACTAGAGAAAACTTTAGATATGACATAATGGGATATACTTTTACAAAAGATCATCCATTTGTTGCTATGTCTGAAGAAAAGGCTCAGGAAATTTTTGACAAGGAGGAAGGATTTAGATTAGCTACTCCAAAGGAAGTACAGGAGTATTACTCTTAATCCATTTAAATGGAACTATTAGTAGGTACAAACCCAGGGATTGAACAAAAGGTATTTTGGCGAGGAGAGTCCGTTGATGCTGATGCCATGCCAATTGTTACAGTTTACGATGTTACTTTAGATCCTCTAACTGTTCCACCAATTCCAGTAAATTCTGTTTTATACACATTAACTGCTGAAAAAGTAGAAACAGATATAGGTGTATATCAAGTATTTCTTCCAATTGATGCAACTTCAAAAAGTAGAGATCTTAAATTGTCATGGGCATATTCTGTTCAAGGACAACAAGTAAATAAAATTCATAAGCTTTATGTTGTTACCCCATACACGGATGTTCAGCAAGCTATAGATGACCTAGGCTTTGGCTCAGATCCTTCTGATCCAAACTGGAAATCATATAAGGATTTGTTGGCTGCAGAAAGATATGCAAGAAAAGTTATAGAAAATTTTACTGGGCAAAATTTTTATCTATATGAGGACACTTATGTAGTTTATGGAAACGGTACAGATATTTTGCCTCTTCCTCAAAAGATAGATAGAATATATGATGTTTATGCTAATGATTTATTAATGGTAGATAACATAGCCACACCAGCAATAAACAATTGGGGATATAATACGATTATTTCAGAAAGTGGTTTTGGAATAAGAATTAATCGTGCCAGTATGTTAGACAATACTGTATATGTTGCTAACGGAATGGTTCCTCCAACAATTCATGACTCTGCTGGAGTATTTAGAGAAGGTGTTCAGTATAAAGTGCATGGCCGTTTTGGGTGGGAAGAAATACCAGACGAAATTGAGCTAGCGTGTATTGAATTGATGAAGGATTATTTTTCTAAAGATAAAGTATGGAGAAATAAATACCTAGAGTCTGTTCAATCATTTGACTGGAGTTTTAAATACGGAGCGGATACGTTTAGCGGAACAGGAAATAACTAC